TCACTATATTGTAAAGATGCTTGATAATCTACTGTAGAGTAGTAATAAAAACCACTTCTATAAGGTTTAAATACATAAAGCTCATTTACTTGAGATTTACTACCATTACCAAATGTAGGTATTCTTTTAGGATTATCTGAGTTCTTACAGTCTTTCCAAGATGGATGATAGTAATAAGCCTTTATAACACCTTTAGTAGCTTTCTCTGCTCTAAGGGTCTCCATAGGAAAGTGAGATACCTTTAGTATCTTTGTTTTAGCTTTATTGTATGTTAGTTGCATAACACCTTGTCCTAATAACTTATAGTCATTAACAAGTCTTCTAACCTCTCTTGGTCTAAGCAACTTCTTCATTCTAACATAATCTTCAGGAAATAAGTCTGAATTAGTAGACTCTAAACCTCTACCATAAATCATATCAACAATACCGTTAATACATCTACCATTAGTAGGACTATCAAGATACCTATCTATAAGATTATCAAAATAATCATTATCATCTCCAAATGCAACCCACTCTTTATTGTGAACCTCTTTGATTGTAGGAACTTGGTAAGAAGACATATTGACAACTCTAATGCTATCTTTATATTCTTTACTAACTGTATTTTTCTTATTTGAACTCATTATATTATGTATGTGTTATCATCTACTGTACTATAAGGCTTGTATATTGTGCCATTACCTATCTCGTGTTTCTCAGTTACTCTTTCTGAAGCAGTCTGAGATGTTACGTATATCTTATCTCTATACCAAAGCTCACTATCTTTAGTTATCTCTAAATAATAAGTAGAGTCTTCTTCAAGTATTGTTGGATTAAATATAACATTCGTAAAGTTTGAAATACCACTTATAGAAAGATTTGTTATTGTCTCTTCTTTACCATCTCCATCTCTTCTTATATTCATAGAATAATCTCTACTTTGAAAAACTGTTAAACAAGTAGATTCTTCGTAAATTCCATTATCAGACAAAACTCTTCCCTCGAAGCTATTGGTAAACAAAGTTCGTGGTGCAATCGTAATTGTCTTTTCTCCTGATGTCGGTTGTAATATTAACATACTATGATAACTAAATAATTTATTTTTGTTTTATTTAATAAAAAAACCCCACCAAAATGGTAGGGTTTAGTTTAATTAATGAAAATACTATTATACAATAGTAAATCCTGCAGCAGCAATGTTTTCAGCAGGAGTATTTCCTACAACTGCAACATTAATAAAGTTAGCAGGTGCTTTTTCCATACCTGTAAAACTTAGAGTATATCCACTCATATCAGCCATAGCTCCACCTGTTACTACAGTACCTCCTGTTACGTCAGCACCATACTCAGCTCCAGCTAAAAATACATTTCCGTTATTGTCTTCTACAAGAATATTTGGTCTTCCGAAAGATAATAATTTAATAGTATTGTGGTCTTCTTTAGTTAATTTTTTAAGTGTCAATTCTAACACTTGCTCGAAAGCAGTAGTTCCATTCTCTCTACTTGATTGAATGTTTTCTGTATAGGTAGAGTTTCCTCTAACTTCGTATTTGTAAGCATTTGGAGAGCCTCCAACAGAATCAATTACATCTGTATCTGTACCATCGTAATCTATACTGGTTATATCTCCAAAATTTACAAAATAAACAGCATTGATTCCTCCAACACTATCTTTACAAGGTTCTGTTCTACCTAAAGTAATATCACAAGCCATAATATTTATATTTTTAATTATTAGTTATAAAAAAGGGTAGGCAGTAATTACCCACCCTCTTTCTGTTTATTTATTTTGAATCTTAGATTCCGTAAGTTACGATGTCTTCAACAACTCCGTATTGTACACCTGCCGTAAATCTCATTATGATTCTAACGTTCTGACTTCCGTCAAGCTGACTCATATCTAGCACTTTAACTTCTTGGTGGTCTGATAATAAACCTGTTCCAAATTGTAAGTTATCTTTAGTAGTTGCGATAGCAGTATTTGCTGCTAATCCATTAGCCATAAAGATTTTTACACCATCAAAGTATAAGATGTTGATGTCTTGGTTGTTTCCTTGAGAACCTACACCAGCAGCACCTTGTCCGTTAGCTTGGAATCCTCCTAAAGCTCTCTTGTAAGCTCTAAAGATGTTTTGAGAAACATAGATGAATAAATCATCTCTACCATATAAAGCAGAAGGAATTGCATCTACTACTTTTCCTAATTCATCTACTACGTTAGCAGCAGTTACAGTAGTTCCTGTAATAGCTTGTGCAGCTGGTAAATCAGTATCTGCAGCTAATAAAGTAGAGAAACCATCAAATGAACCTTCTCCATCTGCTCCTGCCCATATGTTCTGCTCATTCTTTTGTGCTACTTTAGCAGCAACATAAGAGATTAAGTAGTCTTGGAAAGAAGATGGTAAGTTGTCAAATGCAGAATATCCCATTGAGATTGCTTCCCAATCAGAACGGAAATCTTTCTTACATAGTTCTAAATTAACTTGTAATTCCTTTGGTTCAAGGATTCTTTCAGTTAAAGTTAAAGTTGAAGTGTCATTGAAATCACAAGAACCATTTTTAGTGATTCCATCTAATTCCAATCTCTTAACAACTTCTTTAAATTTTACGTTTGGTCGGATAGTTAATCCACCATTTGCAATAGTGTTACCTGATAATAGAGCTGCAGAAATATATTTTCCTGCCGATTCTCCTGCGTAACTTGAGTTTACGATGTCTGTAGTAGTAGCCATTTTATATAATTTTTAATTAAATAACATTCTATTAACTCTCTCTTCGATAGTCATAGATTTGTTTGGGTTTGATAATAAACTTTTTTTCTTTTCGATTTGAGCCTCTGGAGAATGTACAACTTCTTCTACATTTTCAGATAATTCAACTTCTTCTTGTTTAGATAACTCTTGAGGAACTTCTTTAGATTCTCCCATTGGTTTATCTTCGATTAATGCTTTAATCATAGAAAGTAGTTCTGCTTTTACTGCTGATAATTCTTCAGAAGTAGCGTAACTCATAGCAGGAGCTTCAACTTCCTCCTCGATTACAACCTCTTCTTTAGGCTCTTCAGCAAGTACAACTTCTTCTACTTCCTCTTTTACTTCTTCAGTTACTTCCTCTGTAGATAACTCTACTGACTCTTCAACTGCAATGTCTTCAACTTTTATCTCTTCTTTAGAAAGATTTAAAAGCTCTTTGACATTATTAAGGATTTCTGTCGCTTTCATACTTATTGGTTTATATTAATATAACTATTTAAAATTTTACTGTCGTATTTTTACTCTTCTTCTTGCTTGTGAATTGAGCCTATGCCTTGCTTCCAGTACTCGTCTGCATTGCATTTTCTTTTCTTTGAGTACTTATCACAATCAATAGAATAAGTATTCTTACATTTACAATATTTAGCTCTCATTGTCTATCTTTTTTAGTTTAGATATTGCCCAATTTACACCTGCAGAACCACCCCAAGCATCCCACATAATACCACCACAACCTTCTGAATAAGGCACGTCTTTATGTTGCTGATGTCTTTTGAATGATGCCATTCTCGCAATAGTATCTCTACTTAAAGGTTCTCTGTTAGCTAACTGACTTGCTCTTGTCCAGCCAACACTTGTACCACAAGAACTTCCATTCTCTTTCTTATATTTTAATGCTCTCTTAGCATTATTAGTTGCACCTTGTGGATAATCACTATAAGACTTTAATTCTACATCTTCGGTTAATAGTTTCTTTATCTCTTCTAATACACTACTTGCTTCAACCTCTTCAATATCTTCTACGTTATCGCTAAACATACCTTCAATACTTAATCCTAAGTATTTACCTTGCTTAACATCTTCCCATACCTCATCATTATCTATCTTCATAGTAACTGCCCAAGCACCTTCTACTGCATTTAATCCGTATAAAGCAGTTTTATCCTTTTCAGGGTCTTCTACTATCCAAGATTCTATAACAGAGACACCTCCTGTAAATTCAGCGTGTTCTAATGTTGTATTATTGTTTTTAAGGCGTTTTAAGTATAGCTCAGACGCTTTTCTTACAGTTTCGGTAGAGAACGTTATATTGTACTCATAATCGCCTCTACGTCTGTATATGAGCTTATTTGGTACTAATGCTAAACCAACTATTATTCTTTTTTCTGAATCAACAGTTTTAAACTCTACTTTATGCTTACTTAAAGCTACAAAGTTCTCTTCAATAGCTGGAAATTCTACTAATGATATTGCATCAATTCCATCTTCCTCTCTTGATTCGTCTATAAATAATTCTATTATATCTAATTCTTCCATATTTAACTTATTTATACTATGATAACTTGTTTTATTTTATTCTGTTTTATTTTAAGTACCTGCTTGACTTACAATCATACCATCTAACTGTTGTTGATTAGTAACGTCTCTCGATACTACGTAAGCTTTTAATGGCTTATCAAACTGTGCTTGTATAGCGTTTATAAGTAGGTTTTCATTAGACCTTCCTACTATATTAAACGAAGGGTCTGCACGTTCAGTTGTACCTGCTCCACCTGAATCAGCAGTTGTTCGTATAGGTGTGTTTGCTGATGATGATTGGAATTTCTGTCTTGAAATTGTTGCTACTTGAGCTAAACCAAATGCAATGGTAGGTAACGCTTGTGATAGTCTTGCAAAGAAACCACCTTTAGCGTCCTTCATAACCCCTATAGCAGCAGCAGACGTATCCATTAAAGCACTTGCTATATTTGATGCCTTATTCATATCAAATTGCTTTTTAGCTATCTTCTCTTGCTTCTTTCTTAATTTTTCATCATTTATAGCTATTTGATTCTGTATCTTTACTCTCTCGTCTTTAGACAAGTTTTCGTTCAATAATCTATTATTCAATTCTTCATTTAAGGCACTTGTTTTATTAGACTCAATAGTCATCTCTCTTTCAAACTGAGCGTTCATAAAATTAGTCATACCTCCTAAAATATCTTGTGATTTTGATATGAAATCTTGAGCATCTCCTAACTGGTCTGATAAAGCCATTTCTGCTTTAAGGTCTTCATTATATTTCTTTATTAAAGCCTTAGTCTCATCACTTAATTCAACATCTATTAATTTATTTAAGTCTATAGGGTTTTTACCTATTTCAACACCCATAGCTTCTGCTACTTTTTTAATTAGTTTTTTAGCAAATTTAACTTGCTTTTCAATACTATCTGGTGTGAATAGAGTAAATGCCTTTGGTCTTTTACCTTTACCATTTTTAGTTTCTTTACCCTTAAACATTAAATCTATAATACCATCTTCGCCTCCTAGTTTTAATAAATCAGTTATATCTTTTTCAATTAATTTAACAGCGGCTCTATTTGAGTCTGCAGCTGCTTGACTTGATTTAGCAGAAGACTCAGCTAACGCCGTTCCGTTTTCTTTATACGAAGTAGATATAGCTTTAATTGCTTTAGCGTTTTCGTTTTTTGCCTTTGTATCTAATTCTGATTGTTTTGCTTGTAAAGGTAATAATTCAGAGTATTTTTTCTCTAATAAAGCCTGTAATGCTTGTGCTTTTGATAAGTTTATAAGGGCTTCTATCTTGCTATTTATAGCAATAACACTATCATCTGTTAATTTATTATTTTCATTTAACTTTAAATTAAGTTCTTTAAATTCTTTATTAGCTGCATCAACTGCTTCATTAGCTTCTTTTCTTGAAATTAATCCATTATCTAAAGCATCTTTTAATGCTTTAAGTCTTGTAGCACTAGTACCTATAGATACATTAGCTTCATCAGTAGATTTTTTTGCACCATCAGTAGCGTTACTAAAATAATCCCAAGCAGCTATAATACCTTGAAAAGCTATAAGTATACCAGCAGGACCTATTAATCCTTTAAGTAGATTACCTATAGCTCCCATAAAACCTACTGACTTACCTGTAGCAGTATCAGTAGCCTTAGACATAAAGAACAAGTTAGAGGCTAATTGTTGTAAGTTATTGGCAACACCTCGAATACCATAAGGCATATCAGAAAGAACCCTACCGAGTTCAAGAGTAGCCGAAGTACTTGCACCAGTAGCAGTCTTAAAGCCACCAACTGAC